GATTGGACATCGAAGGATGCGTTGCTGCTGTAGATGGTTGCTATTGCGTTGTCACACAACACGGCGCTGGCGTTGTCCCGCAACACGGCGCTGGCGTTGTCACACAACACGGCGCGGGCGTTGCCACACAACTCGGCGCTGGCGTTCATTACGTACACGTGCCCGCCCGTTATGATGCGGTCGCCGCGCAACACAAGGCGTTCCCGGCGCCATGATCGCAGGGCCGCCCGCGTCCGCGCCTCGTCACGTTCTCGATCCGCCCATGATGGCAGAATGTCCTGATCGTATCCGAATAGCCATTTGCGCGGTGGTGCTGACAGGTCTCCGTCGGGGGGCACGATCTCGACGCGCAACACATTCGGCCCCCTCGTGCCGTCTGGTGCGAGTTTGTGCTCATCAATAATGTCCTCGTGACTATCTGTGTGGGTAGACCAAAATTCTTTGTTCTTCGTCAGCACAAAACTTGCGGGTCTACACATCGCTGTTCTCCGGTAGGCTGGCGAGGGCGTCGTCGATGAGTGTCAAGGGCGTAACCTCTGGTTTCTCTGGCGCATTCAACCATTCATGTCCAGCATCGCTGCGTGCTATGATTGGCCGAATACGCCCCAGCGCCTCCAGCGCATCCACCAGCGCGTCATGCCCTCGCTTCATCGTCATGGCTGCGCGGGTGTCGTACTGCTGGAGTTCCTCTGCCCAATGTTCCATGTCTGCGAGTAGGTTAGTCGCTGCTGACATCTCTGTTCTCCTGTAGGCTGGCGAGGGCGGTCGTAAGTGCGTCAAGGCCACAGGTGCATCCGTCGCCACGCCATGAGTCGCAACTATCTGAGTGCGTGTACCGCGCCCTTGTCTCTGCCGCAGCCAAGCACTCCGCGAGGGCCTCCGCGTTGTTGACGAGATAGACGATTAGCTGGTAATCATCCGCTGCTTGGCCGCGCCCGGTGCCGTACAGGCTCCCGTCAACGGGCCCAGTAATCGGGGACCATTCCGACTGCGGGGTATGGCGGTCCCCCTTGACGATGGATATCTCTCCACCACCAGAAATGGTCATCCACGGCCCCGCCGTCGCCCGCTCGATCAGCCCGCGCAGGGTGGTGGCAGCGCTCATTTCCCCCTCCCTTCGCGCAGTCGCCCATTCTCTTCCTCTAGCTCCTTGATTCTCTGCTTGAGCCGATATCGCTCGCGGTCTGCAAACATGAGATGCTGCATGGTGCCGTCGCGGTCGCTCTCAGCCTGTGCGAGATGCTCCTTCGTGCGACCAATGCACTCGCAGTCGCAGTCGGGACAATGAACCTCGCTGCAATGTTGGCAGTGGATCTCGGCGTGGTAGTCCATGCGCTCGCCGCAGACAGAGCACCGGGCACCCTCATCGTATGGTGTCGTCACTCGCTCCCCCTTTCATTTTTTTCACCCTCCCTGCGCTTTCACTCTTCTGTCCCGTTGCATTACAAGTACCAAACCACCAGCCAAGCGGCTGGCAATACGTGCGTCCAGCCTGCCAGACACTTCGGACAGCGACAGGTTAGACGTGACCAGCGTAGGCCGCCGCCACTGCTCACGCTCAGTCAGCAGGTATATCAGTGACTGCTGGCCGAAGTCCGTCAGCTTCTCCGCGCCTAGATCGTCCAGCACGAACAGCCCCGGGAACCGCGCCGCCTGTTTCAGAGCCGGTACTGCGCCGCCCATGCCGTAGGCCCCAACCCAGGCGGCAACGTCCAGCAGGAACGCAGTCGAAAGCTCAAAGCGTGCCCCGTCGTGCTCGCGCTGGTACTCGCGCACCACGGCCCAGGCGCAGTGAGTTTTCCCGCTGCCGGGTCTGCCGGTGATCGTGACCAGCCCCTCGGGCTGCTCTAGCCACTGCCGCAGCACGTCCCGCGTTTTGGCCGCGAACTGGTCCAGCGTGGCCTCGCTGTAGAGTGTCGGCACGTCGCCCCGTCGTATCACTCGTCCACCTGTATCCCGATCCCGTCGTACTTATCCGCTGGTTCCTGTAATGACTTCGGCTTGTCGCGCCGCTGCTGCGGCCTGTCCATCTGCCCGGTGAGCGTATCCCACTTCTCGCGCAGTTTGCGCGGGCTTCGGATATTCGGCCTCCAGAATGGCTCGTCATTGGCCCAGGCGAAAACCTCGCGGATCTGCTCCGCTGTGAACCCGTCGCGCTCCCGCATAAGTCGGATAACGTCGGCCCACGCCCGCACGTCTACCCTGCGCAGCGGTCGGCTGGAAGTCCGGCGAAGCCGGTCGCGCATCCAGCGGGCAAGCTCCACGTCCTGCTCGGTTGGCCGCCCATTCGCGGGGGCGTCAGGTGCTTCCGCTTCCGCTTCCGCTTCCGCTTCCGCTTCCGTTCCCGCATCATTGCGGGACAGTTGGGGCCTATTTGGGGCCTGTTTGGGGCCTACTTGGGGCCTGTTTGGGGAAGCGTGCTCCTTCCACGTGCGAAGGCTTGAATGCACTTTTCCGCAGCCATAGATCAGAATTCGGCCGTTTTCGTCCTCGCCAATTAGCGGCGCGTCAGTGCATGAATCCCGAAGCTGTGCGAGCGCCTTCGCCACGCTGCGCGGATCTTTTCGGAGCACTCCGGCAACACTTCGCAAACTGTAGCGAGATGGTAGCCTATCTGTCCTGCATCTGACGGCCAAGCACCACAGCCCCAGGTAGACGTTCTGCGCGTATTCCGGCAGGTCTATTAGCCTCGGATCGTCAAGCCAGAAGTCTACCTCGACCTTGGCGTATAGCGGGTCGCCGCGAGCCATAGGCTTCGCCTCGAAAGCGACTCCCGGCCCGGGGCGGCGGCCTACGTGGTAGCGGGGGCGCACCGCTGGCCGGCCGGGAGTCTTAGGTTTCCGCTTGTGGGTTTTCCACTACCACGATGCACTACACTAACACGGCCGCCACGTTGCGGTCAATAAAAAAGCCCCGGAGAAATTCCGGGGCTTTCCCAGCGCGGTCGAGGGTGTCCGTGGACCCCGCGCTAGTCGGAAACGACCGTCCTCACCTTAACGGTTTCCTCGCGGATACTCACGGCGTTCACGCCCTGCGGCGCACGAATCGGAAAGTATCTTTTCCCTGCCTCGCCGTTCTTCTCCGCGAACTTCTCCCAGCCGGTCAGGCCGGGAAGCTGAAGCTGCGGCACGTATGCCTCGCGTTCGCTGCCCTCGGCTTTAACGACTTCGCACAAATACCAGCTTGACAGCGTGACGTTCCGCTTTTTCCCTTCCCCGTTCTCGCTCATGCTGCGTCCCCTTGTTCAAGGGCGGCCAGTAGCCGCCTGCCTTCTTCTTCCGTCAGGTCGTTCAGCGCCGTTCCGTCCGGCGCTATCATCTGCTCGGCCATTACGCCAAGTGCAAAGTGACTCGTCAGCGCGTGGTCCTCCAGCCAGCGGTTGACGGCGTTCATGGTTTCGATACTGACCCGATCCCGGCCGGACGTGTCCGCGTGCTCGCCAGCGCCCGCGAACAGGTCGGGCGGGGATTCCTCCCCGCCCTGGTCTTTCTTTTTTCCTTTCTTCTGCTCGCGTGCAACCCTCGCGGGTGGGAACAGATCCGACTTCTTCGCGTCCCCTTCCTTCAAGCCGGAATATGCCAGCCGCAGGTCCGCCAGTTCCTCTGCCGAAAGGTCCGTCAGCTTGTGGCCTACGCGCCGCTCGATATCCTCGGCCGTGACGCCCACGCCTGCGAACGCCGCCAGCAGGTCGGTTTTCTGCTGGTCGAACGGCACGCCCTGCGGCCCCTTGCGCACCGTCTGCCGGATAGCTGCAATACAGCGCTCCTTCACGTCCCTGGGCAGCAAGGAAAAAATACACTCGCGCTGGAGTATCGCGCCGTAGCGCATCGTCAACTCGCGCAAGGTCCGATCATCGTCGGCGTTCTCGTACTTGACCGGACGCCAGCCGCCACTTTGACGGTAGATCATCTTGGCGAACTCGTCCTCACGGCTGACCATCGTATTGGACTGAAGATCCCAGGCAAAGGCCCGAATCTTCCGGTGCGTCGGCGTGTCCCCCACAACCTGCACGCCTGTCCTGACGTTTCCCCATGCCTCGGCCATGATCCTGGCAAGGTGGACGTTCCCGCCTTCAACCTTCTGGCCGCCTCGCGGATAGGAGTACATGGCCCCCTCCGCGAACTTGTAGGACTGGCACCGCGCCAGCATGGCTGACAGACACTGGTCCTCGTTCCTTGGGAATCGGTGGGCAAGGATACATTGAGCCTCGATTTCCCGCGCCGTTTCCATCTGAGCACGGGCCACGGACACGTCGTGTATCTCGCCGTCCTTGGTCACGTTGCCAATGGCGAACGTGTCCCCTTGCTTGGGCACAATCGCGCCTTCGCTCACTGGTAGTCCCTCCGATCCAGAGTTTGCTTCCACGTATCGGCGGGCAGGTGATCGGACCAGCAGAGCGGGAAGAACTCGCACGGCCTGCCGAATTTGCCCTCGCACTGGCCCGGGCAGCCCCACTTCGGCCAGTCCCCGGCCTGCTCAAACCAGAGCAACAGCCGCACCGCACGAGCAAGCGCCTCATACACGGCGCGGAACGTCGGCGGGTTGTCAGCCGGTATCTCCCTCGCGTGCTTCGCCACTGTATCGCGCCCCATGTTCTTGGTCAGCGGATACAGCGCCAGCGCATTCACTGGCTGGTCCACGTGCAGGGCCGTCCAGACGTAGCGATAAAGCCCAAGCTGGAACCAGTAGCCCAGCCATCGCGCCCACTCGTCCGAAATCGGGCTTGCCGTGGTTTTCAGGTCAGCGATTTTCACGCCACGGTCCAGGCGAAGCACCAAGTCCAGGCGGCCAGAAGCGTGGAAGCCCTGGAACTCCTGGGCAACGTCGCCGCTGTCCGGGTCCACAAGCTCGCAGGAAAGCCGCGACTCACAGGCTACTACCTGCTCCACCGGATAGCGCCGCTCGTGCCAGACGCTGACGCCATTCCTGGCAATCGTCGGCAGCTTGCGCTGTTCCTCGCTGGTGACTGATACCTCCCGCGTGCTCGTGATCCACTCGCCTGTCGGCAGTCGTTCCTCGCGCTCTACGCGTTCGGTCTGCACGATCTGCTCCACGTCGGCCGCTGCCGCCTCGGCCAATGCCTCGCCTGCCGGTGCATCGTCGCGCAGGTACGGCTCAAAGGCCCGCGAGTGTACGACAGTGCCGAAAGGAAAATACACCGGCAGGCGTTTGACTCGCCAGCCTGCAAGGTAGAGCGCCGCCTTGCGCGGGCACTCCAGCACATTGTGCAGCCTGAACCCGGAGCCGCCCGTGTTGCTGACGTAGAACGGGCGCGGCAGCTTCAGCCCAGACAGGTCGCCAATGATATGGCGCTCCGGCTCCGTCCTGCTGCCCGTCAGCACGCCTGGACGGGCGAGCGTGACTGCCGCCACGTGCTCGGAGCCGTACAGGTCGGCCACGGAGCACCCCAGCAGGTCCGCAACCTCTGCGGGCCGCTCGCGGCCCCTGGGGCTGGCCCTGCCATTCTCCCACCTGACAACCGTCTGGCGTGTAACCCCAAGAGCACCGGCAAGCGCTCCCTGGGAAAACCCAGCGGCTTCCCTGGCCGCCCGCAAGCCGGGCAGCCCCAATTCCTTGTTCATAGCGTTTCCTCCCCGGGTAGCCCCAATGATACAACGTGTTACATCATAAGCGCCACGTGTACCATTGGCAAGTTACAATTCCGGCGCGTGGCCGAAACGGCGAGATTTTCTGATTTCGGCGCTTAGTGCCCGCCGTTGGCTTGGTTGACTACCTGCTGCGCGGCAGCCACGGCCTCGGCCGCCTTCTGCACGGACCAGATCAGCAGGCCCAACAGCCCGGCGCCCCCGATCCCGCCGACCCACAAGGCCCCGCGAATCCACCACTTGCCAGCCGCGATATCCTTCGCCTGCCGCTGTAGCTCGGTATTCACCGGCCTGACCGCCTCAGCCGCACGCTCTGCCGCCTGCTCGTCTGCCACGGCCACTTCCTCGGCTACCTCGTCAACCCTTCTATGGACCGCTGAGGCCCTGGCCTCGCACTTGTCGTCCTGCGCCTCGATCAAGGCCCGCACGTCCTCACGCCACTTGGTGTCCCCACGGACCATCTCGGATATCTGGCGGGCATTCTCTCGGGTCAGGCGCTCCGTGCTCGCCAGCCTCGGGGAAATCCCCGACCCTTCTGAGCCGTCGCCACGGAGCGCCCCTTCGATGCTCTGCAACCGGGCGAGTATGTCCTGCTCGCTCACTGGCCCCCCCCAGGTATCTCTGCCTCGCGCTCGCGCTTGCGCTTGGCCGCCATATATTCGGCGTACTGAAGCAGGTTCCCTGGACTCAGCACGTACCAGCCTTCTATTTCGGACAACGGGTACGGCTGGCCGTCCCATACGGGCCGCCCCTGCTCGATCCGAAATACCCGGTCAGTCGCCGGAAGTACGACCGTCCTCGTCTGCCCGCAGCCCGCGCAGAATGCGAGCAATAGCGGCAGTGTCGCCAGTAGAAATAGCCTTCTCAATTCCAACCCTTTCAACCTCGCTTGCCCTGCGCACCTGGGCAAGCTCCCTGAATCGCACCTGCTCGGGGGCGTACCTATGCTGGAGCCAGCTACAGACCAGCCGCAGCAGCAGCACGAACCACTCGCCTGGGGACACGTCTACTCGTCCGGCGTCGTGGTGCTGGTCTTGCCGCCGCTCGCGCCGTCAGCGATTCCCTGGCCGACCATGAACGCACCAAGAACGCCTATAATCGTTTCCTTGTACGGGTCCAGGTCAAACCCCGTCAAGGCCGCCACGACCACGCCCACGAGGCCAACCACGGCCACGAGGAACTTCCGCCCGCCTAGCTTGCCGATCAATTCCCGCATTTCTCCCTCCCTATTCAGGCTGCCACGTCTTTTCAAAGTCCGCCTTGCGCACCACTTGCTCAGTATCGTCGCCCTGCACGTTTTTGGTTTTCACCACGTAGTCACCGGGCATTACGATCAGGCCGCCGACCAGCACAAAGCCCTCGACGTTGTTCGCCGCCATGAAGTCCTGAACGGACTGCGGCAGCGAGGAAAAAAGCTGCTCCGCGTCCCGCGTTTCGGGAACCTTCCGCTTGTACTTCTGAAACGACAATTCCGGCATATCGTCCTCCCTAGACTGCCCCGCAGCCTTCTATAAGTAGCTCGGCAAAGCCCGAAATGGTGTCAGTTACCAGTACGCCCAGGGAATCAAAAGTGACTTGATAGGTATGGGACGCCCCCGCGTTGAATGTCTCGGCAAACGTGCGAAAGATGTTCCAGCCGTAAAGGGTCTGCCCGCCTGCCAGCGTCACGCTCCTGTCCGTCGCGCCGTCGTGCTTAAAGCGCACGACCGCGTTAGCACCTGCGACGGCGGTCACGTCCAGCGTGCCAAGCATTCTAATGCGCATATTCTGGTATCGCGCCAGCGCTGGCGTCACGGTTACGGCCGCAACCACTGTTTCCCCCATTGTGCCGTCAACTACAAGCGTCTGACGCGACTCACCGAAATAGGTATTCAGTTGTCGCGGGAGTACGTTCACGTCCCTGACCGGGACGAGCTTTCGCCTGTCCTGCACGGACGTAATAGCACCAGCGACAGCGACGGCTGTCCCCAATAGCACGGACTGAGCGGGCGGCGTGCCGGTAGTGTTCGACTCGATATATACGGCGTTGGCGTTTCCACTGCCGTCCACCGTGATCTTAGAAAAAATGTAGTTTGTCTGGTTATCCACGCAGGCAATCGTAGTGGACGGCGTGGCGACTGAGCGGCCGTCCACGTAGAAGGTTCCGGCAGATACGGGGCAGGCCAGCGTGCCGGACGTGCTCAGTGCAAGCCCTGTCTGCACGTAGGCGTCGACCCACCCGTTTGCGTATGATGCATGATAGAACTCACTGCCCCGGGCACCACGCCCGGCCGTGGTTTCTATCGCGTTCTCGCTCGGGTAGACGTTGCTCGTGCCCGTTATGTCAGTTGTCGCCATTGTCAACCCTCCGCTATATCATACTGCCAAGTCAGGGTAGCAGGCAAGGACACGGGTGGCAGCGTTGGCGACAGCAGCACCCGGCAAAACATGGCCCCGCCTGCTGGATCATTGAATATCCCAGCCTCGCGCAGTGTCGCAGCACCCCCGGCCCCAGCCGGGACGTAAAGCTGAAAGTCCATTCTCTTGTTTTGCCCCTGCCGCCTGGACACTTTCGCCCGGTACACTTCAGCGCCAAGCGCCGTATCATTCACGGTCGGGGCCGTGCCGTCAGTGCCGACCGCGATATGGGTTGGGGCCTTGCCGATATTTGCTAGAAGCTCGGCGGCTATCTGCAAGCCCTGCACAGTCGGGTTTGTACCTGAGCCACGGGTCAGCGTGATTTCCCAGGATACAGTCAGGGTCTGGTCCGCGTCCTTTGGAATTGTCGGGCTGACCAGCACCCGCGACAGCATCGACCCGGCTCGCTCATAGGTGAACAGTCCGGCTTCGCCTATCGTGTTATTGTTGCCTTCGCTTTGGTCAAAGAATGCCTGGAATGTCACCTGACCCACGTCAAGGTCGGTCAGCGTGATTTCCTTCCGTGCTACCTCGTTTCCAAGCGTCGTATCCCCGGCAGCAGGCGCTGCCGTGTTTGTCCCGATTGCGACGTACGTCGGTCCCCAATTTCCCACGCCTATCAGGTCGCGCACCTGATTCAGCCCGGCGTCCACAACCTTGTTCTTGTGCGTCTGCTGCCGAAGTATCTCGCCAGTCCGGGCGTGCCTCAGCGTAAAAGTCGCCTCGCATCTTACGGCCCAGCGAACGGGCGGAAGCTCAAGCACGCGGCACGTCATACCGGCAAATTCCCCCAATAGGATTTGCCCCACCACGAGCCGCTCGCGTTCCACGGCCAGCCAGAGTACAGGTCAACAGCAGCGGCCTTCAGTGCTACAGCCTGGGAGTATGTTTCAGTGAACTTGATTCCCTCGAAATGCTGCGATAGCTGGTCTATGACCTCGCCTTCCTGTAGCGTGAAATCCTGGCCTGCTGCGGCCAGCTTCCGAAACCACGACGCCCAGCCGCCAAGGTGCTCGCCTGAAGCGGCGATAACCTCATACCGGACGTGCAGGCCCTCAAGGTCGCGGGCCGTCACGGATTCAATCAAAAACTCCTTCGCGGACAGATCGTCGCCCCTGGTCGGCAGGTCAACCGTCAGGATTTGCCCAGCGCGTAGCCCAGCCTCGTCCGTCGAAAACCTAAGTTCAGTGGGAATATCCCCGTACTTGCGGATCAGGGCCAGCGCCTTGTCCTCTGCGAAGTCCTCGGATTCGATGCTTCGATCAGTTTCTATCGCCTGATAGACGCCACTGCCGCCTTCAATGGAAGATCGCTCCGCAACCTTTGCCCCGTCTTGGCGAAGGGCCAGCGTTGGAAAAAGCCCAACGTAGGTGACGGCCAGAATGTCTGTAGATGCAATGGCAGCGTCAGTGTCGCGCTGACTTATCGTCTTGTCCCTAGCCTCGTAGTACCACTGATATGCGGTCGGATCGTCAAGGTTTCTGATTCCGACCGTTTGGGCTGCTGGACCGCCGCCAGTGTTTAGAGTTATCACGGGCTTCGCGGCTGGACTTCCGGCCACGGGAAACGTCAACGGGAAAGACTGACGCGAGCCGTCGCCCTTGAATGATTCTTGACGGCTATTCGTTACGCCAAGGCCGCCGCGAATATACTGGACGTTCCGATACTTCTCGCCGCTTCGCTTTATGCTTAGTGATAGGTAGTTATTCGACCCGTCCACAATCGAAAACGGTGCGTAGTACGTTGCCCGTTCAAAGAATTTCACGTCCTTGAACTCGTCCACGTACCACGAGAAACCGCACAAGGTGGCAAGCTCACGGATACAGTCACTGGCTTTTCTGTAGCCGAATACGACCTTTCCAAGCGTAATTCCAGGCTGGACTCCCGTCGTGGTCATGCCCTCGGCTGCGTTCACGTAGTCACGGACGAGCACAGTGACCATATCACCTGCGGGAACTCCGTCGAACTTGCGGGCAACTAGAAAGCGGTCCAAAATCGCGGCGTAGTCCTTGCAGCGCACCGTGTAGAACACACCCGCGCCTTTCACTGGCTCGTCCTCGTCCACGTTGTCAATCATGCCGCCGAAAATCCGTGTGCCGTTCAGCGTGACTATCACAGGCTCGCCCACGAGCGGGCGGTAATACGGCGTCGGGCCTTTCACGATTAGCTCGAAATCACAGGTAGCGCGTTCCTCCAGGCGACTCGCCCAGCGCCACGAATTCGCGCCCAGGTACGCGCTGCGGTCCACCCCGTCAATCGTAACGACCACGCCAGCGCTCACGCCGTGTCCAGCCCCAGGTCAAAGTTCAACTCTGCGGGCATACCACGAACCACGCGCCGGGTCATTTCGCGGCCGTCCAGCCGCACTACCAGCGTCTGCGCCATGCCTGCGGCACCGGCAGGAAGCGGGCCATTCCCGCGCATCCTGTTCAGCGGCGTGACCATTTCGGGGCCTGCCTCACCGATCAGGGCCAGCGTCGGCCGGTCAACAATCGCGCCCTCCGCTCCGATCCCGATACCGCCACCAGCCGCAATCCCTCCGATACGCCCGGCCGCACCTGCCGCCAGTGTTATTGCCCGCATCGAAGATGCAACCTGCGGCGCTGTCAGGTTCACCGGAAACGGGGCCATACTCATGGCCGCCATCTGTCCGGTAAAGGTCTGCGTGGCATGGGCCGCCGTCGTGCCCGCTGTCTCGGCGTTGGCCGTCCTCGTGGCGAGCACGGCAGCCGCCACGCGCTGTATGCCGATCCTGATAAGGGCCGCGATGAAATTTCGGGCTATGTTCTGGCCCACCTGCCTTAGCTGGTCCTCTAGGTTTTCGCCGTCCACGATAACCCGGGCAAACGCCATGCTAACGCCGTCCGCGAACTGAGTGAACACTTGCCGATTCAACTCGCCCCATACGTTCAGCTTCTCGGCGCTGGTGTTTATCCAGGCGTCGAATCGTTCCTCCCAGGAGTCAAGCGCCACCTTGTTCCGCTCAAGGTCGCCGTTTGCTGCGTCAACGAATTCCTGAAAGGCCGTCCGCATACGTTCCAGCATTGCCTCGGCATTGCCTGCCGCGTCCGGGCTGACAAACACGAGATTTCTGGCAGCCGTCGATATCTCGCTCCAGATATCGGCCATTTCGGCCCTGAAATTTTCCATTACCGCTTGGCCGGTGTCCGTGTTCTCGACCATGCTGTTGAAGAACCTGCCAAGCGGATTGATTGCGTTCGTTGCTGACTCGCCAACTGTCTGGAAAAACCCAAGGATTCCGCCTGTCGCGGAGTCGGCCGAATCGGACGCGGCAAGAAACCCGTTGGCAATCTCGCCAGCCGTGCGGTTGAACGTGTCGGCCAGCGTATTCGACTGTTCGTCCGCGTTCTGCGTCAACTGCGCAACCTGCACGCCAAACTGCCCCACGCTTCCCGTGATAAGTTGCAGCATGGTTGACAGCACGTCGCCCATCTCGACGTTCAGCCAGTCCTTCGCCTCGTCGTGGACGAACTTCCAGACTTCGGAAACGCGGTTTGCAAAGCCAACGATCCCGCCGAAGGCAGTCTCTAGGATTCGGCCAAGAGCGGGGCCTAGCAGATCTCCCAGCTTGTCGTTCAGCCACTCCCTAGCGTCTTGGTATATGTCCTGCCAGTACGCCAGAATGTCCTCGACGGCGCGGCCGACCATATCCGACAGCGTGTCCCAATGGCGAACGACCATTGTCGTGGCAAGGGCCAGCGCTGCCAGGGCCGCCACGCCAGCCAGAATCGGGGCAGCCATTGCCCCCATTTCGACAAGCACCACGGCGGCCTTGGCCTGGAGCGCAGCCAGCAGCGGCAACAGATAGCCTATGCCGCTGGTCATAAGACCAAGCCCAACCAGAACCGGCCCGATTGCAGCAGTGAGCGCACCGAAGGCAATCCCCACCAGAAGAATCTTGGGGTTTAGGTTTGCAATCACTCGAAAGCCGCTCGCCATTACATCGAACAGCCGGATAAGGTACGGCGCGAGTCGCTCGCCCACGCTAATGGCGGCAGAGTCGGCAGCCGAAATGAACCGCAGGAACCCGCCGCGTAGCCCGCGCATCTGCACGTCGGCCAAAGTCTGCGCAGTGCCGCCAGCTTCGCTAAGACTGTCCCGAAAATCGCCCAACGCCCTGGAACTGCCCAGCAGAGTCACAACCACGCGAGCGCCCTGGGTCGTGAAGATCCTGAAAACGTCCTCGACGCCAACGCCCTTTTCCTCAAACTCGCGCATAATGTCTATGAAAGAACGCAGTTGTCCGCTGCTGTCCGTGAACGAAATCCCAAGCCGCTCAAGCTCGGCCCGCGCCCGGTCAGTCGGCCGCAGCATATCGCGGATAGCAGCGGCAAACCCACGCCCGGCCATGCCTGCCTGAATGCCTGAGTTTCCTAGCTCGCCAAGCACGGCGGCCATTTCCTCGAACGAGATACCGGCAGCCGTGCCGATAGCGCCCGTGAACTTGAAGGCTTGTCCCAACTGCCGCACGTCGGTATTCGCGTTGTTCGCAGCGAACGACAGCACGTCTGTTGCCCGGCCAAGTTCCTCCACCGGCAGCTTCAACCCGGCCAGCACGTTAGTCACAATGTCGGCGCTGCTGCCAAGGTCCAACTGAGCGGCAGCCGCAAGGTTCAGCGTGGACGGCAAGCCCTGGTATATCTGCGCCGTTTCAAGCCCAGCCCGGGCCATGAATGCCTGAGCCTGCGCCGCCTGGGTCGCGCTGAAAGCCGTGGTTTCGCCAAGCTGCCGCGCTATGCCAGTCAGGGCCTGAAAGTCCGCGCCCGTGGCGTTTGTCAACGCCTGCACGGTATTCATGCTGGACTCAAACTGGCCGAAGCGCACGGCCGCAGTCGTGCCCATAGCCACCAGCGGGGCCGTCACGCGCCGCGTCAGCGTGCCGCCCACCTGTTGCATCGTGCGCCCGGCGTTGCGAAGTGACTGCTGCGCCGTACCAAGCCCACGCTCAAACTCTGACAGGTCCAGCCCAAGGGCGGCCATCATTTCCGTGACGGTAATCTCAGCCATTTTCGCCCTCGGTGTTCACTGTCAAGTCTCGCGTCTGCTTCTGGTATGCCCTGTCCAGTTGCTTGACACGCGCACGCTCGCCAGCCCTGCGCCGTGCCTTTTCGTGCATCTGCTCGCGCGCCGCCTTGCGCTCGGCAGGCGTCATATCGCGGTAGTCCTTTTCATCGTCCGCTTCGGTTTTGCGAATCGGCTTCAACAGCGCACGGCAGAACCTGGAGAATAGACTGGCCTGCTGGCCGCGCTTGTAGTGCGGCGCTGCAAGCTGGGCAGTCTGCCACGCCGTCACGGTCAACTCGCCGCGCTGCTGCTGGTTGAGGCCGCGTACCGCAAGGGTCCACTCTGCGACGGTCATACGGTAGAACTCCCAGGGCTTGTATCCAAGCTGGCCGCAAGCAACCGGAAGCTGCTCGTCTATCCACTCGGCAATCGGGCCAAACGGAAAGCCCTTCCGGTCGCCTTCGGCTACTCGTCGCCGTCGCCGTCCTCGTTTCCCTCGGCGCTCTCTTCCTCGGCGGCCGGCTCGTCCTCGTCCTGGTCCCTTGTCAGTTCCTCGGCGGCCTTCTTCACCAAGTCCTTCACAAAGGTATTTTCGCCAAGGGCCTGCCCGCAGACGGACAGCACTTCGCCCAGGTCGCCGCCTTGTGACAAGTGCTTTTCGATCAAGTCCCCGGCCTTGTCGGGACTCATGGTGCGCTCTTGCCAGCGCAGGCCAGCGTATAGCATTGCGCGAGCGCCACGGATACCAAGATCCACGCCGCTGGACAAGTCACCAAGGAACTGGCCCAGCGTCTTGCCAAGCTCTCCCTCCAGGTATGTGACGGCGTTCATATCGAACCTGAGCAACTTCGGCTCGCCCGCAATCACAACCTTTTTCGTTCCGGCCAGCATTTCTGTCCTCCCGCCCATCTCAGGGCGTTACGTCGTTAGTGCGGCGCTAGGACTGCACCGCGTCCGTCAGGGCACCCGTGCCCTGCATCTCGATTCCAACGGCCTGGGCGTCGTCGTTAGGCCCGCTGTGCCGCCAGTTCGTCATGCGGGCCTCGCCCGTGTACTCACGATTTCCCGTGCCCACCTGGGGCCGGAAAACCACGTCGAACTTCTCGCCGTCCAGAATGCGGTCAAGCAGTTCTTCCTGCCCGGAGTCGCCCTCGTAGTAGAGCACTTCGCCGGACGCCGTGAAGCGCCTGCGGCCCTTGATGTTCGACTCCCAGCCTACATCGTCGTGTGTCGTGGAGTCGATAGCGCTGTGCTCGATGTTCAGCTCCACGTCCCTGACTTCCGCGACGAGGGTCGTGCTTCCCGTGACGTACAGGAAGGCATCAAAACCAGGAATAGCGTTTTCACTCATGGTCCTTTTCTCCCTTCTGGTTTGGCCGCGCTACTTACGCCACTTCAGCGCGGCAATCTCGACGTTCGTCCCCTGCGAGTACGTTACCAGCACGTATCCCGCATTATCGCCGGTTTTCAGCCGGAAAATCGGCGGACGCGACGGCATGAAAATCACGTCGGTGTCGGATACGGAACTCGACGCAATGTCTCCCTCGCGCTCGTTGATATCCGCTGCGCTGTCCATCGTAATGACCGTGGCCGTGGCCCCGACCTTCACAATGATGGCGTCCACGTCGGCCGGAACCCTGTTCCCGTCCGTCGCGTCCACTGCCGCGTAGCTGATTTCGTCCCCACCGAACAGGCCGACTTCCTGAACGGTCACAAGTGTGCCAGCCGCCATACGTTTTCCCTCCTATGCTCTGGCCTTTATGTTACGACGGGTCCGCCTGAAGTAGACGAACCCGAAAGTTCAAAGTGATCCGCCGCCGCTTTTCCTCTGCCTCGTTTTCCTCGATTGCCTGCCGCGTCGAATCATAGTAGCTTGTCGCTGTCTTGTAGCCGCTGACGGCGAAAGACTGATTCGCCAGCAGGCGCATAACGGACTTTGCTATCACCTGCGCTTGCCGAAAGCCCTGGCGGTCAGAGTAGATATCGACTGGAAAGACGATTTCCTCGCCGGGTCGGTTGTGCGTATGCCAAGGCGCTCCCGTCGCCTCGTCCCCAAGCTGCACGTAAGGATAGTCCGTGTTCTTCGGTATCTCGTCGCCTATGAGATTGACCAGCCCCGATAGCGTCACGTCGGCACGCAGCAGGGCCACAATGGCGGCTTGCACTTCAAACAGGGCTTCTTCTGCGGCAAAAAGCGGACTCACCTTTTCCGCGCCCCCTGCTCATACGCCCGGCGAAGCGACTCGATGAAATGCGGGCGCTCCTGCTCCGCCGCTGGCCGTAGAAACGGCCGCGCCTTGACTCCAGGGTGCGTCCCGGTCTTGATCCTGCGCCGGATTGCGGGCACGTAGCGGCCCGGGCTTGGCTTGGTGCCAAACTCCTGAAACACGCCGTAGAATGTCCGCGTTCCAACCTCCGCGCCCAGGCGGTCGATTCTGAAATCCGTCTGAATCGAGGAACGGAGGTTTCCCGTGTCCACGGGGCAGCGCTTGCGGGCCTCGCGCTGAATGTTCAGCGCCGACTCGGCAATGGCCCGCTGGCAGTTGCGCCTCACCTTGCCGCGCACCCGGTCAAGGTCGTGGACGGCCTGGGTTGTGTCCAGCTTGAATGTCAGCCTAGCCACGGGCGCGAGTCTCCATTGCCTGAAGGTCAAAAAACTGGTGCTTGGCTTCACGGTCCACCACGGAAATGACTTCAAACCAGCGGCCGTCAATCTTCAGTGACATTTCCATAAGATCGAGCGCAGCGAGCGTGTCCGTGTACCACGTGGTCAGTTCCCACACCACGATTCCCTTGGTCTGCCCGTCCTCAAAAACCTTCGTCCGCTGCTTCGGTTCGACGGCGGCGAAGATCGTGGCCTTCAGCACGTCTGCCGGATCATATCCGCCAGAGCCATCGTCAACCGTGCCCTGGCGGTCGCGGACCTCGACCTTTGTAGTCATGGCCCCTATATCCTCGCACTGGAAGCACGCCTTCGCCATGCTACAGCTTCTCCGTCGCGTACTGGTTCAGGATCAGGCCAACGGTCGGCAGGCGGTCAAAGATGATTTCCGTGGAATCCTTGCCGCACCAGTCGGTCGGACTAAGGTACATATCCGCAGCGATTCTGCGCACGGCCTCGCGCAGAGCCTGCGGCACGTCGCCATTGTCCGCCCCGTAGCCGGTGGAGAAAACGAACTTGAAAGCGTCTGCCGCCCTAACGTCCGTGGGCCACGAGCACCCGGCGCGAAGTACGATCTTGGGCCGGTCGTTCTGTATCGAAACGATATAGTTCGTGTTTGCGAACTCGGTGGGCGTGTTATCCGGGTCGTAAGTCGTGACCGTCACCACGGCGGTACTCGGCGGATACGGCAAAAACACGCGGTCACGGTTTGGCGGCTCGTCAAGCCACAAGTCCAGGCCGTGCGTTTTCAGCTTCCGGTTTATCCAGTCCTGCACGATGGTTGTCGCGGCTTCCAGCAGCGCGTCCAGCGTATCGTCAAAGTCCGTGACGCTGGCCGGGATATGTAGCCGCGCCTTTACCTCGGCCTTGGTCGCTGGCGACAGCGTGTCCGGTTCCTCGCGTACGTACGCCTTGTGCGAGTTATCGTCAGCATTGGACCGGGAGTACGGCACAAGCGCGGCGTTGCCGCCTGACAGGCCGATACCGTCGCCGTACATTCCGCCGCTCAAACTCACGTCATTTCCTCCGAAAAACAAGCGGGCCACGCTCTACCCGGGAAGATAGCAGCGCTGGCTGGCGCGTGGCCCGCTTGGTCATTGGTCAGCCCTCGCCTAGCCTTCGGGCTTCTGGTCCGACTTCGGCGTATCCAGCGGGTGCCCAAGCAGCGCCTGAGCGCCAATGTACGCGCCGCTTGACGTGTTCGTGGACACAATCGACAGCCGGACGTAGCGCTTCGCGCCCCGGTAGCCGATTTTGCTGGTCTTGTCGTCGTCGGTATCGGCCGAAAACGACGCGCCCGCCTCGGTGCCCAGCAGGTCGGCGTCGGCCACGTTCGCCGCGTCCGACAAGTTGGACTCATCGCCGTGCTGGATCAGCACGGTATAGTCTCCGTCCGTCACGGTGCCGGTCTGCACGAGGAACTCCAGCGAGTCGAACACTTCGCCGCTCGCGCCCAGGTCGATGATTTCGCCTGCGGTCGTGGTGTCGCTGGCAATCTGCTGGATCTTCAGCGCCACCTTGTTATCGACCGCGTTGTGCATATCTCGCTTCATCTGCTTCTTCTCCCTTCTGCTCTGCTCGCCTTACGTGGCGAACGTGATAGCCCCGGAAACCTTCAGCGAGCCGTCAGGCAGCACGACCACGAGATACCACGTGTCCGCCCCGGACTCCGTGATATTCAGGTCGATATCACCATCTGCCTCGCTGCCAAGCCGGAACGACTTTCCGGCCGTGATCGGGTCTGCGATTCCGTCCGTGCCGATTGCCACGCCGCCGTCCGGCGCGGTCCCGGCGATACTATCGCCGTTCGCATCGTCGGACAGGTAGGCGTAGACGTTCGCACGGGCCGCCAAGTCCTCGCCGTCCGCGTCCTTCAACTGAATTGCCACGTTAATGACGTTTCCAGCCTCGGAGCCAACGACAAAGGAAGCGTCAGCGGCCTTTCCCGCCGTGGCTCCCAGGGAAGCGGTTACGTCGGTCCCGGCAACCTTCAGAGCGCCGCCAGATTCCACGTCAATCTCGCCCCCGTCTGCCACGTCGCAGGAGCCGCCGACCACCCAGCGCTCGCCGCCCTGCTCCATGTAATTCTCGGTATTCGCCATGCTGCGCGTTCTCCCTTCCGTGGGCCTGGGGGGCTTGCGCCCCCCCTCGCCCGTTGTTGCCTACGACTTGACCGTGAGCTTCTTCACAGCCTCGGCCCGGTACACACCGCCGCCAGTCCTGCGCTCAGTGTAGAACAGGACAAAGCCCTTCTCCGTCACCGCGTCACGGATCATAGTCATTCCAGACTTGTCGATGATCCAATAGGCGTTGCGGAAGTCACCAAAGAGCGCCACGGTGTTCCCGCCAGAGATAGCGGGCATATCCACGGCCTCGCGGATCGGGGAACCGTCGAACGTCGGGGGCGAGCCAGCCTGCAAACTCGGCTGCCACAGGTACTGCCCCTGGCCGTCCTTCAGCAAGCGAAGCGCCGTCTTTGTGCTGCGCTTGACGAGGAAAACGCCGTTGTTCGCGTAGAACTCGGGCAAGTCGCCCTTCAGGTTCAGAAAATCGTCCGCGACAATCGCGCCGCTGTTCGCGGTTTCGCGCTCGCCCACGTCCGGGTTAGTCAGCAGGCCCTCGGGCTGGCCCATGCCGGTGCCAGAAATGAACCCGGTGCCCTCGGTCTTGGCGAACTGCTCGGCCAGCGACTCGTTAATCCAGCCTTCCACGTCGTACCCGGAGTCTGCCAGCATCTCAACAGTGACCTTCGGATTCGCGTACAGGCCGTGGGCGTCGATAAACTTCTCTGCCGTGGTGCCCGTGGTTGTCTCGCTGCGGCTCTGCCGCTCCGCAATCCAGCCGGTCTGAAAGGCCGTAGAGCCTTCCAGCGGAATCCGCAGCCTGCCGCCCTGCGTCAGCGTCGTGACGCGGGCCAGTTCGCGGACGGGCGAGCGCTCGACCAGCAGGCGCTCAATCTCCGGGGCGTTCTCGTCAATGACCAGCGCCCCGCCGTTCGCCAGATCGTCGGTGCTCAACAGCTTGGCCTCGTCCGGGCCAACCGCGCCGCGACGTGCCCACTTGTCAAACGCCTTGACCCAGGCCGCGTGACGTTCCTCGTGGTCCTGGTCGGCGGGTTCGACGCCCGGCCGGTTCTTGGAGGTTTCGAGCTTCTCGGCGCGTTCCTCCAGGGCGTTCAGGCGCTCGTCCACCTTGCCCAGCACTTCCTTGGTCTGGCCCAAGACTTCGCCCTGTTCCTTGCGTTCCTTCTCTGCCTTCTCGTTCAACTCGTGGAGCGTGGAGTAGCCCTTCTGGACCGCCTCGTGGATCTGCTCCAGGGTCATGGTATCGGCCATTTTCCTTCCCTCCGTTTAGTTGCCCGTTGCCGCCGTGTACTGTGCCACGGCGTCAAGGATTGCTTGCTTCTGGCGCTCGTCCGATTCGCCTGCACCGGGTGGCGCGGGCGGAAGCCAGTCAGAGAGGGCCGCGCCCGGGTCTGCCTGTCCTTCCTTCCCTTCCTGCGCCAGTGGTGCAAGGGCGTCAATCGCACTTTGCGCCATTGCCGGGTCAATTCGGACTCCCAGCGTAGCCCAACCGATAGCGGCAGCCACGGCGTTCGCGGCCTGCCGTTCCGCGTCCCACGGCGCGGTAAGGTCCATTTTCGAGTAGTAGCGCCCCAGGTGAGTCCTCACCTTGGCCGCGTCGGCCTCGGGGATATCCACGCCGCCGCGTGCTCCCTCAATCGCTGCCGCAGCCGCGAAGATAGCACGCGGGACAGCGGTCAGCCTGCCGTCCAGCACGTCGGCAATCGGCAGCTTGTAGGCCCCGAAGTTCTCGGCGTCCTCGGAGTCGTACCAGACAAACGCCTGCCGGTACTTCTCGCGCTTGGCCGCTGTATCCAGTCCGTCCTCGGCGTCCGCCCAGGCACGCACTCGCCGCTCTGCCGTTCTGGCGCTCCACTCCCTGTCCCGGTCTGCCAGCGGCAAGTCCTGAAACGGGACCACGGCCTTGACCACGGTCACGGTCGCCCGATCGTTTGCCGGGAAGGTCACTACGGAAACCTCCCACAACTTGATTTCAGACAGCACGCGCACCGTGCCCTCAAAGGCTTCCTTGATAGACTCGAAACCGATTGACAGGCCCTTGATTGCCTTTTGCCGAAGCAGCTCCAGGGCCTCGCGGGCCTGCCCCACCTTCAGGTTAAGCTCGCCCCGGATCTTCAGCCCGCGCTTGTTATCGTCCACGACTTCCGCCACGCCAATGGGGGCCTTCCAGTCGTGCTGCCACAGCAGCGGAAACTTGCCGTCAGCGGACTTGACCGTTCGTGAGAACGCCCCGGCCTCGATCCGGTCGCCGTAGCTATCCACGTTTCCGTACGTGGAAGCGTAGCCAGAGAATTCCCCGGTTTCCTCATTCAGTTCCTTGATTTCAAAGTTCAGGCTTTCGTTCATGGCGTGGCCCTTTCCGCGTCAAAAAGCTGAAGCGTCAACTCGCCGCTGAGAGTGTCCTCCCCCGCAGTGGAAGCGTCTAGCCTGATTTCGGTGAGCGGCGGCAGCAGGTTATTAAAAATGACTTCACTCCTGCCAGGGGTGAGGCCGGTTGGGAAGATTGCCGACTTGAACACTTCGCCCGGCTTTTTCCACTTGATAGCTGACGTGACGCCGGTCAGCGCCTGACCGCCAACGCCACCAGCCAGCACCACGCCGCACTTGGTGGCGGGCAGCTTGTAGCAGCATGAGGTGCTTTGACCAGCGCCCAGGTTAATGGCGAGCTTCTTTTTCGCTTGCGTCTGCGGCACGCCAGCGGTCACGGTATCGTCCTCGTAAACCCAAACCACGCCAGCGGCAGGAGTAGCACCGACCATTTCCACACGGTGAGCATAAAGCCACGTTTCAGTGGTGCCCACCTTGGTCTTGGTCTGTCCAGCAAGCGTCTGTTGCACCTGCTGAACGTCGCCGTTCGCGTCCAGGCCGGTCACGAGAATATCCACGGTGTCGCCGTTGTTGCTGGACGAGCAATACAAGGCGAACGCGCTGGCGGGCACGGTCAGGTTGCCTGAGAAGCCGCACTGAGCCGTCATTGCCGTTGGGCCAGAAGTCAACTCATATGACGAGAGAAAAGCATAGTCTGCGTCCTCTGCGCCCCACCTGGAAACGTGCGTAGAATACGGCAGCGCCCGCTGGTGAACCTCGTCAGTTACTGGTTGTGTCTCCATGTTAGCCGTCCCTCAAAACAATGTGAATTGTGCCAGTCACGGAATCGACAGCGTTCAGTAGAAACTCAGGCAGAAACACGCCGCCAGCCTCGGCAACCAGCGGGATCGGGAACGGCGTGCCGCTGGTGTTGCCGATATTGGACGGCATATAGTACACGCGATACGGCGAAGTCTGGTTCTGCTTGACGGAAACACGGATAGCCGGAACCACGAAATTGTTAGCGTCAATTTCGCAGGCGACAAGCAGCGCCCGCTTGCCGTTTGGCACTCGGAAAAACAACTGCGAGCTAACGCCGTCGCTGGCCAGCATGAACAGCTTTCGCTTCGCTGGCGTTTGTGGCACCCCGGCAGTAACCGTATCGTCCTCGTAAACGTATATGTTCCCGCCGTTCTGCGTGGTGCCAAGCAACCGCGCCGCGTTGGCAAAAAGCCACGTTGCGTCCGATCCGTCCGCGAGCTTTACCTCCGTTTTTGTCTGGCCCTGGAGCGTGACGTAGCCTAGCTGCCTGTCCCCGTTCGCGTCGATCCCGTCGATTTCCAGCGGCTTGTTATCCGTTCCGCTCTGGCTGGAAGCGTAGAGCTTCACGGCAGATCCGGCCACGGTCAGGTCGTGGTCCAGGCCCCAACAGTCGCGCCACGCGACGGCAGCCGTATGATTCACGAGAAAACTGGCCCGCCAGTAGTCGATTCCCGGCTCGCCGTCATAGGCAAGCGCCAACTCCCACGGAAGCGAGCGTGACCACACTTCGGGCGTATTCTGCTGAACCGCCATTTCCTACCCTTCCACGTTGTAGCCTTCAGTGCAGCGGCACTGAATGATATTCCCGGGACTGGCCCCCATGCTGGAGTCACCCGGGAACATAAGATTTTCGCCGCTAATCGTATACGGCTCGTCCAGCTTAACCACAGGCCGCACCCGATGGTCGAATGGAGTATCCCGCGTCCTATCGTCAGGAGTTGGAATCCACTCCTTTTCGAGCGGCAGGCCCGTGGCCCTGGCCCCGGCCTGCGAGCCGAAATTGCTCGCGCCAATTGTCTCAGTCCTGGCAATAACCGTTGAGCGGTTGGGAATGATCTGGTCAAGGTATAGCTGGTCGATGCTGGACCTAATCTGCGGAATCGACTGGCCGTCAGTGATCCCCTGGTACACGGCGGACTGAATCTGGCCGCGAGTCGTTGACGTGATCTGCGAAACGTGCGTACCGACTACCTCGGTGCTGTAGTCCCCGATTGCCGACAGCCACACCTGCCGCGCATCGTCGTAAGCCTGCCGCGTTTCGATCTGCTTTGACCGCGCTTCCGACTCCAGACCACGGAACACGGCACCGGCCAGCAGGTCGCCCACCGGCAGATATACTTTGCCCGTAAGGGCCTGCACCCACTGCTCGGCCCCAGCCTCAATAGCGCCAGCCGCACGTTCAACGATATCCTGGGCGCTCTGAGCGCCGCGAATCGCGGCCTTGACCGCCTGCCGCTCCCTGTCGAATTCCCCGGCCACGTGGCGGACGCTGGCCTTGACGAGCTTTTCCCGCCTCGCGTCCAACGTCTTTCGGTACAGTTCTTTCGCATCGTTGCCAGGAAGCGCGAGCGGCGTCAGCACGTCCTCGGCCGCCTGCTTGGTCACGGACGGAGGAAGCCCGGGGCGGTCATTCAGCACCCATAGCTCGCCCTTGCGGTTAATCGCCACCACGGCCTGAGCCTGCTGCTTGTCCTCGGAACCAGACCCAAGCGGAAACAGGTTCAGCGGCACAAGCACCACGTCCCCGCCCGGCCAGTCGTCATAGCCGGTCATGGCCCGCTTCTCGTTTATCGCCAGAAACGACGATTCCTCAGCACGCTTGAAAAGCGAATCCTGGTCCTCGCGCAGCGCCGGGATTGACGAACGCTCGGCCCGCAGTCGCAGCCGTTGCCCTGGCCGGGCGAACAGCGGTACAAGGTTCTGGTTCAGTTCACCTATCCACTGGTCAGCCTGCGGCAGAATGTTGTCCTCATATAATGCCTTCCTGGCTTCCTTGTGGTTGGCGAACTGCTTTGACTGCGGGTCGCCCAGCATCTCGGGCGGGACGTTGAACACGATCCCGACCTTTCGGGCGCTGAGGTTCTGGCCCGTGATCCAGTCCACGTCCTGCGGCGTCATGCCGTGCTCTATCCACTCAGCATCTCCCCAGGCAAGGAACGGCGTCCCGGCGTTGAGAAATGACTGCCAGTCCTGTCGCATTTTCTCCTTCATTTTATCCACTTCGCGGTCGGGCGGTCGCTTGGCTTTGGACTTCCACGTGCCGCTCGGCCTCGCTCCGTTCCGCAGAAGTGAAGCATTCCAGCGGAGCGCCTCGTTTAAGTAGTCCACGTCCAGAGCCGCCGCCGTTACGCGACTCATGCCGTACAACTGGTCAAACGGGTTCCACGTTTTCCAGTGAATCATTGCCTCGGGCGGGATCGTCTGAACGGCACCACGTACTCGGTACTCATAGCCAAGCACCGGCTCGCTCGCTGGCCCGGGAATGACCTTGACAGCAGACGGCGAAAGCGGCCATAGCTCTTTCGGCGGCCCATTGTCGGGGCCGACAATCGCCACGTAGCTATTTCCGGTTGTCTCCCGGTAGCCGAATACCGCCTCGGTGAAGTTCGCGCCGGATTGCAGTGGGTTGGGTTCGCGCAGCAGGTCAAGGACAGGATGCACGGCGATCTCGCGCACTTCCCCGCTGGCCTGCACTTCCTCCAGAATGATTTTGACCAAGCTCGCGCCCATGCCTATCAGGTTCACGGCCCGGAACACAAAGGCATTCCCGGCGTAGGCTTCTTTCACTATCTTCCGGTAGTTCTGCGGCTGGTTGGCGGCGTGCCCCTTGCGTTGCTCGAAAAGCAGCGACATTTCCGCCTTTTGGAACAGCCTCGCGGGGTTCAGCTTTGACAGGATTCCCATTGTATCCCCTACCCGAACGCCATAGCGGGCACGTTCGCCTCAGTCTCGAAAAACGTAATGGCGTGCATTGTCTCGTCGGCTTGATCGTCGTGCTTGCTTGCCGGGAACTTGTCCATTTCGGTCAGGTAGTCATGGAGCCACGGCTGCACGGCTATTTCCATTTCGGCGCTCACCACGTCCTCTGACTCAGGCAGCCGGACGCGGCCAGCAGACACGACAGGGAGCACGCTGTGCGCGTGGGCTACCTTGTTCCGGTCGAACTTGATCGGCCGCACGATATCGCCCAGCACGTTGTCCCGCTGAAACTCCTGCACCAGTGAGATACCGGACGCCTTGTCCTCAATCACAAGCTCGGTAACTGGCAGGCCGTACTTGCCCAGCAGTAGGCCGTTCCAGTTCTTATAGAACTGCCGCACCGTCCGCTTCAGGTCGGGATACTCCAGCTTTTCGCGCAGGTGTCCGATCTTGTAGTACGCCCGGCCAAGCGCACCCCATACCCCGAAGGCGGACCAGTCGGCGGCGGCCGTGTCCTTGTACGCCGTGTCGCCCGAAATGATGAACCTGTCAAACCGCTTGGGCAGCCGCTGGTAGAATGACCAGTATTTCCGTTTGAAGATCGTTCCGCCTTCCGGCATTGGCTCTTGATCCAGTTGGGCCGGGGCTTGGTACGGTCCAAGTTCCTCCGTCAAGTCCGCCACCTGCTGCGCGTCGAACCGCTCGGGGCAGAGTAGCTCGCCCTGCTCAATCACGCGCTCGCTGCCGGTCAGCGGCTGCGGGATCGAATAGGTACGCTTGGCCTGCATCTGGAGCTTTACGTGCGTCCACTTGCCGCGCTTGTCGTTTTCCAGCGTGGCCGCGCACAGATCGTCCACGTGTACCCGCTGGCCCACAATCACGAGATGGTCACTGGCCCGGTCGTTCAGTCGCGTGGAGAATGCGCCCTTGAACCAGTTTTTGCAGCGCTCGCGCTTGGCCTCGGAGAAGGCTTCCGTGACTGAGTGTGGATCGTCCACAAGGCAGATATTGCCGCCTTCTCCGGTCGTGGCCGCCCCCACTGACGTGGCAATACGGTGCCCGCCCTGGTCGTTGTCGTATCGGTGCTTCTCGTCCTGTCCCTGCCGCAACTGGAAGCGGCCCCCGTAGCCGATCTGAAAGAACTCGGAACGTATGACCATTCTGGAGCGGTCGCTGTCGCGGATTGCCAGCGGGTGCGCGTAGGATGCTGTCAGCCACGCCCTTTCCGGGTGCTCGATCCAGTCCCACACCGGCCAGAGCACGGCGCAGACAGTGGACTTTGCGAGCCTCGGCGGCATATTCACCACGAGATTTTGCAACTCGCCAGCGGACACGGCTTGCAGGTACTCGCATAGGCAGTCCACGCCCCAGGTCCGCACGTACTCGGCCGGGTCCACGACGTGCCAGAAGGCTTCCACGAAATCCGCGAACGACCGGGCGCACCGCTCATACCGGATAGCCGCGAGTAGGGCGTACCGTTGCTGGTCGCGCTCCCACTCTTCCAGGCGGTTGACGTACTCGGCGCGGTCGGGCACTTAGCCAGCCTCGGCCTCAAACTGTTCGGGGTCCATTACGTAGCGGTCCCCGCCGTCCCTGGGCGTCACGATAAGGCAGCCGGGCGTCAGCCTCAGCCCGTCGTGAGTCTCGACGGCCGGGGTCTGCGCGGGCAGTTCCTCGCCCCACTTGGTAACGACCACGTGGACGCCACGGTGAATCAGGTCACGGTCCTTTGCCTTGGCCCGCTTGTCCTCTGGTGCCGGTCCCTTGGCCTTGTTCGCCGGGGCCTTCTTCGCCTTCTTCTGCGCTCCCGCTCTGCCCTTTCCCACGCGAATCCCTCCCATGCTAGTCCTCGTCCTTGGCCGCCATGTTTGCGATACGGTCCAACTCCGTCAGGTCAGAGTTAGACAGCGCGGACAGATCGAAGGCGGGCGGCTTGCCCTCGGTCGTAATCGTGTGCTGTATGGGCTTGCCGTCCACGCGGTCCAGAACCTCGCGGATCAAGGCTAAGTGGTGCTTGTTCAGCAGCGACAGGTCGCCTTCCTTCAGGTATCGGACTGTTTCGGCCACGATCTGACGGCCCAGGTAGTAGGCATACGTGACGCCGGGTTCCTCGCCGGGCACCTGCTCGCCCATCATGCGACGGGCGAAATAGGTCGGTGAGTGTCCGCGAGGCCCCTTTGGGCCGCCCTTTGGGTTTGGGCAATATCCGGGCTTCCAGCGGCCGTCAGCGTGGCGGTCCTTGTCGCCGTCGCCGTTGTTTCGGCCGTTTCCCCCTACCACGGCCTGCGTCTGCGTGTCAATATGACCAAGCTAGATCCCCTCGCTTTTGGTCATTGTGACACGCTCTGCGCGTGGTTGTCAAGCTGACAATGGCTAAAAATAGGATGGGGCCAGCGCCCAAGGGGGTGGGGCGCGGCCCCTGACGGCCGGGAAGGGGTGCCCCGGCTCGTGGTCAGAATAGCACAAAGAAGGCCCGGGAGCAACGGGCCGCCCGGGCCTGCTTGTCGGCGTGCCGCTCACGGGCTACTTCATGGCTGCCCCCCTTCCTGCGTCTGGCCTGTCCCCACGTGCTCGCCCTCGTCAGGTCGCCTACGGCACCATATCAGGCATTTCCCACACCTGCACCCATAGCCTCTGCACAGCCCAGGCCCGCGCCCTTCGCTGACAGCCAGCGCCGGTCATAAACACGTCTACCCGGTCGTACTTGGTCAGGCGGTCCCTGGGCCACGCAAACACGCCTTCCGGCGTATACCCTGGCACCCGTACTGCGTACCTGTGCCAGCCGTATCGGTTTTGTTCCTCGTGGACCCAGGCGAGCCAATTCGGCACGGCAACAGTGTAGTGGTGCTCCTGCGGCAGAGTTTCCATTGGTGGATATGGCCGCGCCGGGTCGTAATGCTTGCCCCGCCCCCTGGGGTGTTGGCCATTCCAGCACGGCACTCCCTTGGTGTCGGCGTAGTTTTTGGCTGCGTACAGGTCAAAACTCGGATCATCGTACCGGGTGTAGGCGGACACGTCGTAAAAGAACGAGCGGACAAGCACTGGCTTTGACGCTGCACGCTCTAGCGGCTGTTCCTCTGGAACCATTGCGGACTCGGAAAGCTCGGCCTGTCGGTAGTCCGGCACCGGCCGACCGTTTTCGACCACTTCGGCCGTCCATTCCGGCCGCGTGCTCGCCGCTGCGCGAAGCTCCACCTGCGAGCGCCAGCCGACAAGACACAGGTAGCTAGACAGCATGGCCGCGCACCACGTGAGCGCACGCTGGTTTTCGCGCAGGAACTCCCAGGCGCTCACTGCTGCGCCTGCTCGACTGCCAGCGTCAGGGCCGCTTCCATTTCCGGCACTAGGTGCTCTGGCACAAGGAACGACAAGCCGCCCACGTCCAGCTTGCGGAAACCCGCCGCACGCCAAGCGCCTTCTTCCCAGCATTGCGGGCAGTAGTTGTAGACGTACTCCACCGCTATCACTGTGACCTTTTCGGCGTTATGGCGTGGGCAGGTTTCGCTATCCATTTGTGACGGCCAGCACAATCAGGCGCGTTATTAGCCACGTGTAGGCCAGCACGGCCGCAGACCCCAGGGCCAAGTCCCTCAGCCTGTGCCTGCGCCTCGTGCCCTCCAGGCTGGCAAGGCGAAGCTCCAGGGTTTTCAGCTTGCGCTCCACGGCCAGCGAGCCGCCCAGGGCTTCGCTCGCCTTCCGGTGGGCGTCCAGTATCACGTCCTGCACGTTTGGCGGCACGTCGCGCTTGTCTCTGCGATTGCGCTTCGCTTGTTTTTCGCTCACTGCTGCCCCCTTTGCTTCTCAGCGCACGGAACACAAAGCGGCTGCTGCTCGCCGGCCTCGGCCAGAACCTCCCGGCCGCAGTCGGTGCAACAGGCCGTGCGAGTCTCAATTCTCACGCCCGGCCAACGGCCGGTTTCGGTCCAGTAGGCGAAGGCTTCAACTTCCCGCCTCGCCCCGCCGCCGTTTGCTGGCGAAGCGTCGGAATCGTTGTAGGGATTCGCCGTGATCCAGGCAGCCGCAATCCTGGCCCTGGCGCGGATCATTTCGGCCCGGTGCTCCACGCCGCCCGTGCTCGACAGGCGCTGCCTGCACGACCAGCAGCAGCGGTCATTCTCCTGGGCCTCGGCAAACGTCAACGAAATGCCGCTACCGTCGTTCACGATATCCTCCTATCCGTGGTTTCCAGTAGATCCCCGCAGGGCCGCAGGCGGAATACCGCCACGATGCTCTTTCCTCGTCGGCCCATTCCCGCTGTCGCACGCACCACGTTACGCCGTCGATTTCCTGTCCGTGTGCGCAGAAGGAGCAGCGCCGCTGAAGCGCCCTCGGCTCTCGGTGGAACAGACGCCGCAGATATCGGGCAATGCTCACCGGGCGAACCTTTCCCATTGCGGGTCACGGTGCAGGCGTCGGTACTGCTGAAGCCACAGCTTCCAAAAACGATGATACGTGGACCGACACGCCGCGTCCAGAGCCTCGTCCGTGACTTTGGCCCTGTGCAACTTCGGCGCTTGTTTCTCCACCGATACCACGTGATCGTAGACCAGCTTCAGCCCGGCCCAGGCCGGAACCTCGTCGGCCGCCAGCAGGCCCTTGGGCGCGACAAAGTAGAACTGGCCGGGGCCTCGATTGTCGCCACTGGCGAGTAACTCGTGCTTGTGCTCGCGCCTTGCGCGAAGCTCGTCGCCGCTGACCGTAAGCCACTCCCGGGCCTTCTGCCCGTCAGCCTCAAAGTCCCTGCGGCTGCGCTTAATCTCGTGCTCGACCGTGTAGCCGCTTGCCCGACAAAGCCACAAGTCCGACTCCCACCAGCCCGGGGGCGTGAAGTTGGGCACGATCAGGAACCGCCCGCGCTCTCGGCGTGCAAGAGACAGGTACAGCGCGTGCTGTATGTCCCGCTCAGTCACGGCACGGGCACCTGCCGAATCCGTGCCGCACGTGGACAGCACCGCACTCCGGGCACTGCTCGGCCATATCCCGCCCGTCGCAGTACCAGTCAATCAGGCGCTCCAGCACCTTGGTCCTGCTCGTGCTCTGCTCCTGCGCCTTGGCGGCCAGCGCCCGCGACCTTGAGGGCGTAGTGTAGAATCCGACATAGGCCCTTTCCTCAGTCACGTTTTCGCCCCTTGGCCCTGCGGGCCTTCTTCAAGTTCTCTGCCTGCTGCCGGTGCCGCTCGTCCTTGCGCACGCAATCCAGGCAAACAAAGCGGCGGCCCCGGTACAGCATATCCACGGGCCGGTCGCCCACGTGTCCCATGCTGGTGCCGCAGCGCCCGCACTTGATGCTCGGCGCGTAGCCTGTCAGTAGCACGGCCACGACTAGTCCCCACCCTTCGGCACGACTCGGAAGCCATGCTGTTCACCGTGCATTTCCAGCAGATCCGTCAGGCCGCCTTCCAGCGTGCCTAGCAACACGTCCACGTCAGGGGCACGCTCGTACTCGCTCCAGCCCTCCACGTCGCGCCACGCCTCACGCAGCTTTTCCAGCAAGTCGCGGGCAGACTCAAGCCGCCCAAGCTCCCGCGCAGTCATGGTAATCCTGTGCGCCTTGGAACTGACCCAGGCTGGCACTGGCGAACACTCGACCACGTGATATCGCATTACCAGCCCCTCGTCGCGCAGTGCCACGCCCTGTCCGCTACCTCGTCCAGCACCGCCTCGCCGTTCACGTCCCACCATGCCCGGCCTTCTTCGCTGTCCAGGTCAATCTCCACTAGGTCACGCGGCGGTCTGTCGCCCTCGTACCGCTCCACCTTGGTCACTTCAAACTCGGGCGACTCTGGCGGGTTGCGGAACGTGCCGCTGACCCACTTGCCGCTGCCCTCGGCCTCTATCTCGTACTCGCGGCCGTCAGCGTCGATGTAGCCCACGGTAATGGTCGTGCTCATTGGCCGCCCTCCCCATCGAGCCGCGCCAGCAGGGCGCGGGCATTTATAATTGTCTCGTGCGTGTCCACAGCGTTTCTCGACAGCGTTCCTTCCTCTACGCAATACCATATTTCCCGCAGCAGGGCGCGGACGGCCTCGGCCAGTTCCGGGGCGGCCGCGAAAAGCCCGCCCGTCGCGTGCATCTCGTCCAGATTCTGCACGCCGTCCATCACCAGCGCCGGGTCAGCGTCAAGCCGGGCGACGGTTCCGCAGTGGTAGCCCCAAACACGACCGCCATACTCGCCGTCGCGCTCGTACTGGAGCGGGCCAGACGTATATTGCGGCTTCCTCACTGCTGCACCTTGGCCTTCCTGGCCGTCGCGGCGCGGTCGATCTTTGCGAGAACAGCGCCGATAGCCGCCCGCATATTATCGCAACCATACAGAAGGGCCTCGTAACGGCTCGTTTTGTCGTATCGAATCAGTTGCTCAACAGCGTCGGCCACGCTGTGCTTGATCCAACTATCGACAGCGCGGAGCGCGTCCTCCATCTGCTGAGTACCCGCGAGCTTCTCGGCGGTTTCCAGGCGGTCGTCGTGGTCATTGGACAGGCGGTACACGGTAGCCGCGTGCCCGCCCAGGTCGTCCACCACGTGAACGGCTCCATTTCGCTCGACTACCCGCCAGCCCTCCCCGTTGTCCGTCGCCTCCCACGCCTCAGCACTGTATCCAGCCGATCTTTCCATACCTACCTCCCCGGTGCCTGGACCTTCCAGGCTACGGAAAGTGTACGGAATGCCCGGCACAAGGTCAATCTCGGTTTTTAAAACTTTTTTAAAAATCAGACCGGCCACCACGGGGCGGCCAGACGGCCCGAAACGCTGCACCTGCGTTCCTGCCCCTTGTGTACGTGCCCCTTGGCCGCCAGGGACGGCAGACGCCGCCCTGTCACGTAGCGGTCCATTCCGTGCCTGCGGGCCAATTCCAGGGCCGTCAGGCCCGGTGTGCGCCTCAGAGCGGCCAGACAGGCCGCCTCTTGCCCAGCCACCTGTCCAGAGGCCAGGGCCTCGGCTGCCGCCTGTTTGGACGCCTGGGCACCGTCACGCCGGGCGAGCGGCGGGTGCTGCCAGTCAATCTCTCGCTGGCCGGTCACTGGTCCGACTCCCTGACCGTGGACCCGCACTCGCTGCACGTGGCAAAGAACTGGCCCGGCTCGCTGCTCGTGCGCTCGGTCCAGCAGTGTCCGCACGAGCTACACCGGACTGCCATAACGCTGCACGTCCCGCGCTTGCCGTCGCGCCTGTCCTTGCGCCGGGCCAAGGACAGCTCCAGCAGGCCGACCATGCCCAGCACCACGCCAAGGCCCAGGCCCAGCGCGAACTGCACCGCGCCTATCCACCGGAACCATTCAGCCAGCATCTCGCCCCCCCCTTGTACCGTCCAGAATCACGTCGCACCACGAGTCCAAAAGATCAGACACACCAGCCGGAACGTCTGCGCCTTCACCGATCCGGGCGCAGGCCAGACGCAGCCTAACTTCCTCGCGCTTGGTCAGCATTGAGCCAGACGATATCAGCAGGTCATACGCCGCCTGGACCGTTTCTGCCCGTAGCTCTGCCTCGCTCGTGCGCTTCGCCAGCGCGGCGTTCTCTATTTCCAGGCTGTGAATCGCGTCCTTCTGCTGCTCGATCATTTGTAGCGCTGTCGGCATCTCGCCCCCCTGTCAAAGCTCGCGCAAGTTCCGCCGCTAGGTCGCGGGCGAATTCTCTGGCCGGGACGTGCGCCCAGCCTTCCGGCACGTGTGCCCGCTTGTAGCGGCAGTGTAGTCTCGTTTCCAGCAGTCGCCGCTCGATCATCTCCCGTATCTGGTCCTCAGTCATTCTCGTTTCCCCCCAGCGCCCGCCGCGCAATGTCCCCGCAGTACGTGTTGCCGGGGAGCTTTTCGATCTCCGCAAGCGCCTCGCGCAGCCGCTCATGGGCATCCCGCAGGGCCTTGATCCCGTCGGCGGCATTGCGAAGGAGGTTTCCGAGTAGTTCCCTGCCTTCCGTGTCGCAGTTAGCGGCACTCCCGCGCAACTGTTTCTCAACATCCATCATCGCCCCCCTGCTCCTTCAAACGCCGCAACGCATTCCGGCTGACCGCTTCGCGTTGTCCGTTCTCGAACTCAACCAATGCCGTGTTCATGGGCCCGCGCACAATGACTCGACAGGTCCGGTCTTTGAGCGTAGCCCGCTTCTCGTTGTTGCCCCATGCGTAGCGGTAGCGTCTACTCATCATCGCCCCCCTGCTCCGTGTCGTGGATGGCGGCGTATACCTTCGCTGCGTAACCAGCCAAGCAGTAGTCATCATGCCCGTTTTCCTCTAGTGCACCGCACTCCGGGCATCGCATTCCAGCTTCGGTAGGATCGACGAAGCCGTTCGGGTACTGGTCGCATACTAGGCGATCCACCTCCAGCGCCGCCTTGACCACGCGGAGGAGGTGGTCCCCGAACTTCCTGTAAAGACGCGCCAAGTCAATGTCACCATCGCCATCGCACCCGTAGTATCCCTTTGGGTTCGACCGGCGCTTTCGAGCAGCTTCCAGTGCGGCCATGATGTCCGACATGAGCACGTCGCTCGCGGGCACGTAATCGTCAAGTATCTCATCCAGCGTCATCCTGCGCCTCCTTGGCTTCGTTCCCCGTTCCGGTATTGGGAACGCTATCCTCCCTCATGCTGGCCTCGTCGTGGAAGGACGGGGTGGTGTTGGCGCTCGCGTCCTTAGCGGCAAGCGCGAATGCCTCTATGAGACACCTGCGAGACACCCCCTCGTTTCCTTTTCGCAATTCGGAGAGTGTTGCACTGACCACGATGTCGCGCTGTCGGTCAGTTGTCATGCGCCTGTCGGCACGGATTGCGCGTTCGATGTAGGGCCAGAGAAGATCAATCTTGTCCTTCTTCATGTCTCCTCCCCTCCCCGCCCGGTGGTGTTCTGCTGTAGGGTGCTCATCAGTTCCTTGTAGCGCTCGATGTACTGCCACGGGTCGTCGCCCCACATCAGTACGCATTCCTCGATCTCGTCGCCGTCCTCATCAGTCTCGACAACGGAGTGGTAGGCTTCGATTTCGTTAAGGCACAAGGACCGCCGCGCTGCGTTCTGGACGTTCGCCAAGATCGTGCTGGGTGTTCTCACTGCACTACCGATCCCGAAGATATCGCAAATCTGGTCGATCAGTTCAGTCGGGTCCATCGATGTTCTCCTGTAGGCTGGCGAGGGTGGTCTGCTGCGTTGCCATCGTTATCGCAACAACACAATCGCCGGTCCGGTCAAGTGCGACCGCTTGTTTGGATTGGACATCGAAGGATGCGTTGCTGCTGTAGATGGTTGCTATTGCGTTGTCACACAACACGGCGCTGGCGTTGCCCCGCAACGTGGCGCGGGCGTTGTCCCGCAACACGGCGCTGGCGTTGTCCCACAACTCGGCGCGGGCGTTGCCCCACAACACGGCGCTGGCGTTGTCACACAACACGGCGCGGGCGTTGTCCCACAAC